TCTTGGTCTCGGCGGTCTTGCTCTGGGTCTCCAAATTATTGGATAGCTACTATAAAGTAGTTTACCCAACGGAGCTCCTATAATGCTATCTGGCTAAGGAAAGTTGCCCCCTAATTAAGGAGGTTCTTTGAAAAGCCTGATTGCACTCTGGAAAATGATAGCGTTTGATTACGCTATCAGATGTTGCACCAGCACCACTAGTTACGAGGACTTTGTCCGAAAGGACGTAGAAACCGTAGTTAGGCGATCAGAACACGAGGGACTCTCGTTTTTAACGATTGTCCTACCTTCCTTTGGAAAAGACTTCCAAAAAAGTCTTGACCAAGGGATTGTGGCTCGCGACATGTTTGAGAACTTCAAAATTCTCACTCATGGGTGTCTCCCCGTATTTCTACAGGGATTCACCGAGCTTGTGTTTGATCGACGTACTGGTGTCCTTCTCGATTCTCCTGACATAGACGCAATTCTTGCCATAAGACAATTAACTTTGATCTTTGGTAAGATCGCCCTTCCGTGCAGTGATGCACGTGAGTGCGATGCTATGTCTAGGTTTGTCGAGTGTGAGTCGGAAGTGAAAGACAACGATGCAAGATTGTTATCGTCAGATATTGATGATTTCAATCGAGTGTCGTCTTTATTGTTTCGGACGATGTTTTCCAAAATAGATAAAGCAGTCTATGATGGATCAATCGTTCCGCGACATGGTCCAGGTGCTACTGCAGATAAACTTGTCGGAAATGGCAAGTATTTGCAGCGCGACTGGACCACTCGTCTTGAGAAATATTTCCCTTCGGGAGATTTTCTCTTTCCAAACGCTCGTTATTTTAACGAGTGTTATGACGAGATTCACTTCCGCGAACCCGGTGAAGAGATACCAGTTAAGGTTATCTCTGTACCTAAGACGCAAAAGACGCCCCGTATTATTGCAATTGAGCCAACCTGCATGCAGTATCCACAGCAGGCGCTACAAGAGCAATTCTACAATGAAGTCGATAGAAGTTATCTATCTGACTTTATCGGTTTTCTTGATCAAGAGCCTAACCAGCTTCTTGCCAAGGAGGGTTCTCTAAAAGGGAACCTTGCCACGCTAGATTTTAGCGAGGCTTCCGATCGTGTCTCTAATCAACTCGTTAGATCAATGTTGCGTTACTGGCCCCATTTGCGTGGAGCTGTTGACGCTTGTCGATCACGGCGAGCTGATGTTCCTGGCCACAACGTTATACGTTTAGCCAAGTTCGCGTCTATGGGTTCTGCTCTCTGTTTTCCGATTGAGGCGATGGTTTTCTTAACCATTTGCTTTATTGGAATCGAGCGAGCTCAAGGACACACGTTTTCCTCTAGGTCAGAATTACTTGACTATAGAGGCTTGGTGCGTGTCTACGGGGACGATATTGTTGTTCCCGTAGATTGTGTGCAGTCCGTGATTCATACTCTCGAGTCTTTTGGGGCTCGTGTTGGTATGGACAAGTCTTTCTGGATTGGAAAATTCAGAGAGTCTTGCGGTAAGGAGTACTACGACGGCCATGACGTTTCCATAGTCAAGGTTCGTCGGTTGCTCCCTACCAAGCGGACGCACGTTCCTGAGGTCATTTCTACCGTTTCTTTGCGCAATCAGCTTTACTACGCTGGTTGCTGGAGAGCAGTGAAATGGCTAGATGCACGTGTTGGTAGAGTGCTTAAGCACTTTCCGTACGTTGCACCTAGTTCCTCAGTGTTGGGTCGTAACTCCTTTCTCGGTTATGAGACCGAGAAGATTTGCGAGCATCTTCACGCCCCTTTGGTTAAAGGGTGTGTAGTTGTCGCCAAACCTCCTCATGATCATCTGAGTGGGAATGGTGCCTTACTTAAGTTCTTCCTTAAGCGCAGCAGCTTGCCAACTGCTGACAGGGAGCACTTAGAACGTGCAGGACGTCCTCGCTCCGTCAACATCAAGACGAGGTTCTCTTCGCCTTTTTAGGCAAGGGGTAAAATGGGCATCGAGATTAATTCTCGATGGCGGTTAATTCCGCTTGGGAGATTGCGG